TTGACAACCCGCTGGCTGAGGCTGAGGTTATTAAGCAAGAAGGTAATATAGCTATCGCTCAAAGTAAACTTGCTTTAGAAGGTGCTAAACTTCAAGAGAATAGACGACAGTTCAACATTAAGACAGGACAGGATGCAAGTCAGCATGAAGATGATATAGCTTTAGACGTAACTGAGCTTGAGCTTAAGTACGGCAAACAGTAGCAAGTTTGATTGCTTTGTAAATAGGTAATATAATATGAATGAACAACAACAAGTTAACAGAGGCGAGTTATCTGAAAGGTTAATGTCTTTGTTGGCTAGTGCTTTTACTGAAATAGAGCAATCTTACTTTGAGAAATTTAATAAGTTAGACCCTAAAGATATAGAAGGTATGACTGAACTAAAAAGGCAAAGTAAGAGTTTAAATGATTTACAGGAAATCTTGGAGCATTACGCTTCAACTGGCAGGATTGCCAAAACTAAACTTGAAAAAATTAAATCAAAAGTGGGGCTATAATGGGTTTATTTGATAACAGTGCTTCGGATCTCAATGAGACAGCCGAGGAGGTTGTTGAAACCGCACCAGTCGAAGAGACTGAAGAGCAAGAGGTGGTTGATGAAGTTGAAACAGAAGATACTAAAGAGCAATCTGAAGAATCGGAAGAAGATACAGAGTCAGATAGTGATGAGCCAAGCGTTTATGTCATCAACGGTGAAGAATATACCGAAGATGATTTAAAACATGCGAAAGACTACAAACACCTAGAAGCTGATTACACCAAAAAAACAATGGCTTTAGCAGAAGACAGAAAAAATCTAGAATCCAAAGCGGACAGCCTAGATAAGTTAACTCAAGAGCTTGAAGTTTTAGTAGGTGAGGATTCTGAAATTAACTGGCAGGAGTTGAAAGAGGACGACCCAGACGAATACATCAGACTAAAAGAAAAGGCTGATAAACGTAAGGAGGCACTTAAAAAAGCCAAGTCTAACTTAAAACCAACTGGTTTATCTCAGGAGCAACTTGTAACAGAGTTTAACACTTTAGCTGAAGCAAACCCTGATTGGGTTAAAAGGGACGATAAAGGCAATATCACTGATACCACACAAAAGTACAAAGATGACGTTGCAGCTATCGGTCAACACGCTAGCGAACTTGGTTTCACAAACGAAGAAATGGCAACATTTGAACGCGCCCCAATGATCCAAGTTTTACTTAACTCAATGCGAGTTAAAGAGCTAGAAGCTAAGCTAAAAGAAAAACAAAACAATGTTGAAGTTGTAAAGAAAAAAATTTCGCCTAAAGCGGCTAAACCAGCAGCCAAGGCAGAAATTCAACAACCAACATCATTATTTAGTAAATCAATAGGAAGCTAATTATGGCAACTAAAACATTTGGCTCGCTAACCCTTGCGGATTGGGCTAAGCGACAAGACCCAAACGGCAATACAGCAAAAATTGTTGAATTGCTTTCACAAACAAACGAAATCTTAGAAGATGCACAATTCATGGAGGGCAACTTAGCTACAGGTCACCAGGCTACACAACGCACTGGATTACCATCTGTTGCATATCGTAAGATGAACCAAGGTGTTCCACCTTCTAAATCAAAAACTGCACAAATTACCGAGTCAACCGCAATGCTTGAGGGTATTATGGAAGTTGACAAAGCCGAAGCTGAGTTGGGTGGTAATGTTGCATCATTCCTTGAGTCTGAGTCAGTGGCGTTCACTGAGTCAATGAACCAGCAAATGGCGCAAACTACTTTTTATGGGTCTTCAACAAGTCCAGAAGAGTTTGTAGGTCTAGCTGAGAGATACAATGACAAGTCAGCAAAGAATGGTCAAAACATTATAGACGCTGGCGGCACTGGCTCTGATAATTGTTCTATCTGGCTAATCGGTTGGGGTGCTAATGAAATTAGTATGATTTTCCCTAAAGGCTCGCAAGCTGGCTTGGAAATGAACGACTTAGGCGTCGACTGGGCCACAGACTCAAACGGTAACAAATATCGAGCTTATCAGTCACAGTGGATTTGGAAAAATGGCCTTTGCGTTAAAGACTGGCGTTTTGGTGTTCGAATCGCTAATGTTGACGTATCTGATTTACGTAACCAATCTGGCACGCAGGCAGAATCAGCATCAACAGCGATTATCAAATTAATGACGCGCGCTACAGCTCGCTTACCTCGTTTAAGTGGTGTTACATTATCATTTTATGCGCCTCGCGTGGTTTGTGAAATGCTTCGTGTTGCAGCACAAGATAAATCAAGCAACGTGCTAAACGTGGAGCAATCAACCAACCAGTTTGGTCAAGACATCTTCACACTTCGCTTTATGGGTGTGCCTGTTCGCATCGTTGATCAGTTACTTGAAACCGAAGCTCAAGTTGTACAAGGAGAATAAAAATGATTTTAGATTTTCAAAACCAAATGTCTGACGCTCAAGCTTTAACAGCGACAGCAGTTTCAACTGACGTTTTAGACTTAGACCGTGATGATAACATTGGTAAAGGTGAGCCGATGGCTGTTGTTGTACCTGTTGTTGTTGCAGCGGATTACACAACAACTGATGAAACTTACCAATTTACAGTGCAAACATCTACGGATGAGGTGTTTTCATCACCAATCACGGTTGTTGATTCTGGTGCTATTAACGGTGATGTTTTAACTGCTGGTCACAAGGTTGTTTTACCTATCGGTCATAGCAATGAGCGTTACTTGCGAGTAAACTATACATTAGGCGGTACAACTCCATCAGTAACAGTGGACGCATACTTAGTGCCGCTTTCTGATATTGATAGTTGGGAAGCTTACAATTCTGGCTATTCTATTTAAGGGGTAGTCGATGAATGTAATTGCTAAATCAAGCGGCTTTTACAACGGCATCAAGAGAAAGGGTGATAAATTCACCCTTATCTCGCGACTAAAGAAAGGCTCAAAAGATCAGCACAACGCTGATATTCAAAAGCAGTTCTCTGAAGTGTGGATGTCAAAAGTTGAACCGCAACAAAAAGTAAAAGCAAACAAAAAAACATAAACAGGTAAAGGTATGTCAATCACAAGTTACGACACATTAATAAAACAAATAGAGATATGGTCACATCGTGACGATGTTGGCACTTTGATTGACACCTTTTTACAGCTTACAGAGGTTGAAATTTATTCAAACCCTGACGAGCCTTTACAGTTATCTAATACTGAAACTTACGCGACCGCCACAACAGCGACAAACTCCAGATTCCTAGCGTTGCCTGATGATTTAAACGCACAAAAGAAGATTGAAATCACAATCGATGGGTTTAATTACAAAT